TATCTTGTAACACCTCAGGAAAGAATCGCTTGCTTATTGTCATTAGGACAGTGTTAGCAGGTATTTGGTTTTTGCAGCTTCCCCAGATAGAGCATCAGCTAGGTTTGAAATATCATGATAGCCATTGCTCTCACCATAACTTTTAAGGCTTGAGGCGAAACTTATGAGCTCACTTATCACCAGACCAGCACTTGCTGAGTCAGATAGAGGTTCCATCTTTGGTGCTTTGGGACGCTTGCCCGTGTAACCCATAAGTTTCTCAATCACCCCATCCTTAAAGTCATGAACATAATCATATATTCCACCAAGAGCTTGATGTTCTGCATAACTAGTTGTCTGCCAATGTAATAGATGTAGTTGCTCATGGAAGTAGGTGAGCTTTCCAGCAATGCTTTCAAGCGTCATTTCACCACTCCCAGCACTCTTCAGCATGTCTGAAGGAAATAAAGATTTTGCCATTAGATTAAGAGTTTACATTTACTGTCCAACCATTTCCTTCAAGAGCTACTTTAGCTGCAAGTCCTGTTGCACTAGGGATGGCATTTGTACCACCATCTAAACCAATATATCCATTTGAATTACCATTATTGTTTAATACAACAAGAATGTCATCAACAGCTGTTTCTGTAAGAGCACAACCAAAAGCATTAAAGTCAATAATTGGTTGTGTATCAGCTATAATAATAGATGTAATTGCTGCATTACCAGAGAAATCTAACTCTACAAGAGCAGGAAGACCTGATAAGTCCACTACACCAGAAATACCACACTGGTCAAAGTCTATTAGAGCCAAGCTAGTTAGACCAGAAAGACTAGGAATACCCCCTGAAAACTCGCTATCGTCTAAACGAAGTTCTTGTAAAGCTGTACATCCTGTAAGGTTAACAGTAGTAAGGCTTGGCAACAAATCGTTTCCATGAATACTATTATCACTTATATCTACATAAATAAGATTAGTGAGTCCAGAAAGATTTACAGACTGCAAACCATTCCAGTCTGCATTAAAATTCGTTAAGTTAGGAAGGTTTTGCAACCCTGTTATTGATGTTATTACTGCTGCCATTGTTTTAATTTTTAGTCGTTACCAACAAAGTTTAACTCTAGAACACTCTGAGGATCGTCAAAACAGATTCTAGCTACATAGGTTCTTCCTGTTTGAGGATAAGTGTGGATTTCTTCATAGAACCCACCACCTCCAACATCTACGTGAGATGTTCCATCACCCCAATCAATAGTAAAATTGATAGGTCCTGTAGTGTTAAAGCTAAATGTAAATCCTGTGCCATCTGTTGTATCCACTACAAACTCAATACAGTTGGATGGTAAAGGACTAGGATTACAGCATTCATATGCATTAATCTCTTGCCAGTTTCCCACCTTAGGTTTATTTCTCTGAAGGATTAAGCTTCCAGATATTACACGCCCTGTACCATCATAACGTACATAGGCTTTTAGGTCTTTTTTATTTCCCATTGTTTAATAGTTTATCCGATTACTTCGGTGGTGGTTGTTGTAGTTGTAGGAGCTACAGTGGTGGTGGTTGTTGTTGTTGTAGGATTACAACATTCATAAGCTGGTATCTCATACCAGTTACCCACCTTGGGTTTCTTCCTTCTGAGAATCAGGCTACTGGGAACTATACGTCCAGTACCGTCAAACCTTACAAAGGCTTTGAGAGGGCGTTGATCAATTGAGGCCATGATTAATAATTTAAATTGTATTTAATAGATAATTTCTTAAGTTCGTTTGCGTAATATCCTGTACACTTAGTCATTGATTTCTCATCATTTAACACTTCATCTAGTTGTGGATCCTTTGTAGGGTCTTGACCTGTGTGATATTTACCTTTATAGAAGCAACTGTAGCCATCCATTTGTGTGCCTACAATGCCTGCATTATGAAGGATGGGGTGTGTTTCTAGCTTAGTGATTGGATCAGGGGCCCACGAGAATCCCATTTCTTCTATCACCTTCACTTCTTTTTCTCTCACCCATAGATTCCAAAGCACAGCCCACATGTCTGCACACCAGCTCTGAAATCCTTTGTTCTCGCTTTCAAAGAATTCTTTGTTTATTTTAAGCAGGTAACTTCTGATTAGTATACAATCGTTCATCACCTTACTCCAAAACTTACTGTCTATATTCTTAAGGAGGTATTGTGCACCACCTGAATCTTTGTCTTTTTCCATAGCTTCCTCACGACTAATCCCTATTACACTTCCTATTTCTGAAAGGATGTCGCGTGTCTTATATTCTTCTAGCTTATCAGGAAGTACATCCCTCACCTTGCTATCAAAATAAGAAGCGCTTATGTAGCTATGTGTATCTGACAGATAACATACATCATCGTCTATAAACTGTTGAACATCAAACTTTTCTGTAAATAGAATGTCTGAGTCACAGTAGAATATAGCCTTGTCACTTAGCTCTGGATGTTCTTTCCAATGTCTCCAAAGAGTGTATGGTCTAAGAACAGGTATATATGTTCCTAATAGCTGACTCACCTGATCCTCATCCTTGTAGAAATGAAACTCAGTTTCTGGATAGAGATCCATCACCTGTTGCCATCTGTGATTTTGTTGTCTGTGGTTGGGAATGAAAATAAGCACAATAGCCTTATCACTCTCCCCCCTGTTCTTTAGACTCTCTAGCCACAAGTGCACTTGCCACGTGTAATAGGTGTCGTCTGGTTGAACACAGACATACTTTAAATCCTTCATATATAGTTTATTGGTTTACGATTCTTTATGTAGGAACCTCTGTGGTTGTGGTGGTAGTTGTAGTGAAGTTGTTATTCAAATCACAAAGCTGGCAGGATATACCCTCCAGCTGTTTAGCAATTTGCCATAACAAATTCTCTGTTGTACCCCAACCTATTCCTCTACTTGGTATTGGCATTTTAATATTATTTATATTATCTACTAACTTCTTCCCAATCTACAGAAGCATAAGCACCTGAAAGTCCTCCTACAGCATCTATAGCCATTTCTAGCACAAGTTCATAAGGAATACCTGCTAGTGCGTTTCTTTCTAACTGATTAGCAAAAAGAGCTTCTTTTAATATGTTAATTGATGGAGATCCTTGGTTAGATGAATTTACAAATCCACTAGCCAATATTCTTCCACCTGTAGCACTTGTTCCTGTAATATTATATTCTACAGCAGAGTCACCACCAGCATCAGACCAAGTTCCTCCAGAAATTGCTACATTACCACTTAATATTCTCCACTGATAATTCTTTCCATTACCAAGTCCTAAAAGGGAAATAGCTGTTGGAATTACAATAGCATCAAGTCTCGTGGTCTTGAGTCTTATACCTACAACTGGATAGTATGTACCAGCTACAGCAAATGTCATTGGAGCAGTGATGGATGTACCAACAGATTGTTGTTTACCTCTAAGCTCATATCCACCTTCTGATATCACTGTGGAACAAATCTGCTTAAGTGTAGATGTTCCACTTGTATCATCCTCATTAAAAAGCTCATAACGCAGTGGTAATGAGGCAGTTGTGATGTATGTAGAAGCTATAATATTAGCATGATTAAATGTATGACAAACAATAAACTGTCCGTTAATTACAAATCCCATACGTACAGATCCTACACCCAGCCACTCAAGGTCCATCCAATAGATCTGGGCTTTTGTAAGATCGAGTGTAAGTCCTGAAGGTCCTGTACCATTTAGTTTATCACCATTCCAATCAGCTTGTAACACAGGAGTTTCCACTATAGAACCAGTGACTAAGCTTCTTTTTACAAAAGCTACAGCACTGTTCTCTTGTTCTAGGTAGAACCCATTATCATCTCCATAATATCCAACACGTTGTGTAAGTCCTGTTTTAGCAGGAGACATTACAAATGTGTTCATCACAAGGAGTGATTTACCAGGTTGATAAGAAAACACCTTTACAGTTTCTCTTAACACTGAAGATCCAGAAGCTGCTGTGACATTCAGATCAACTAGTCCCTGATTAGCATTAAATACAGATGTACCACCAGTGGATGTTTCTGTAGACCACAA